GTGTTCGACAAGTTGTTTAGTATGCATACATACACCTATATTAATCTATCTGGCGATAAATCTAACGATAAGTATACGATTACACGTGTTGTTTGGTTGAACGATTTGTATAATAATCCAGTGTATCGTAGTTTGGTGAATGAGTACAGCAAATTCTATAAGTGGTTGACTGAGGCAAAACCGCAAATTATCATAGAAATCAAACAGTATTTACTAAAATTATTGAGTGAGAGTAATTGCCAGCACTTATTTAATGTTAATAATCCAGATAATAAATGCTTATCACCAGGATTTAAGTATAACTATAACAACAAAACAGGTACCTATGCTGACACAAACGTTGTATGTTATTCTGGGTTTTCTAAGGAAGTAAGTAAATTGTATGCATCTATGGTGAAACGTATACAATCCGGAGGTAATACCGACAAATATATTCAGAAACTCGATGATTTGGATGAGGTATATAATGCATTAAGAGATATCGAAAATTCAGTAAATTCCTCTATACAGTCTGTTATCACAAAATATACCGACGACGATATAAATAAGTCCGAGACGTCTGGTGAGAATCCATTTTTAGCTGGGGACAATCTGAAATTTTTGAATCAATTGTATGCCTTAAATAAAGCATATGACACGAGTTTGAAAGTATCTGGGTCGTCCGCGGTTCCCGACCGCACCATCGATTATAGCCCAGCAACGATTGAATGTATGAAAATGATTAGTAATACTTTAAGTAAAATAACGATTGCGAAGAGAGTATATGACAAATACTTGGTACCCGGGAAATATGTGATAAATGAGTCCGATGAATCAATCGAACGAGAAATTAGAAGCAAATATGAAACACTGTCTAAATTTAGTCAAAATGTTCAATCCCTGAAAAAACGTAAAAGTGCAAATACCTTTCTACAAAGTGCAGTGGCCGCATTTATAAACAGCTCAAATGATGATACCCGATTTGCTACCGCCATGGAGAATATCCAGGAAGCATTGCTGTACAACAAGCCTATTCGGCAAACATTAGAGACGGACAAAAGAATACTAGATACAAGTGTTGGGCGTATCAATGCGGATGATAAAAGTAAACCACAATATGAGATTTATGTTGGGATGGACCTTGTAAAAGGAGAAATAACAAAAGAAAATGTGAAAACCATTCGATGTGCGTATGAAGGTTATTATTTGGGTCAACAACTGAGTTTATGGTCTCTGGCGTCGAATGAAGTGGATTTTGTGGTAGTAGACTTGGTGGACTTAGAGAAGAGGTCAAATAAAAAACCTGCTTTGCCCGCTCCTGCTGCTGCTGCTCCTGCTGCCGATTTGCCACCTAAACCCGCTGCTGGTGGTAGCAGAACTTCTTCCGGCAGAAAAATGACACGCAAACAGTTCTTCGCAATGAAGGCAAATAGAAAATCAAGGAAAGTGTGATGAATCTATATTTGGTAGAACCCCTGATTATATATACCCATAAAAATGAATTAAACGCAACTACAGGTATATATAATTAAAAACAACTAATAATCTATATGACAAGCACAATGAGCACAATGAATGTTAATGAATCTTCTTCTCCCGCATTTAATCCAAATACTTCTTCTTCCCCGGGATTTAATCCAAACAGTTCACTGCCAATTGCCCCAAAATCCATTTCCCCTGAAATGGTATCTCCCCCCTATGTTGGCGAATCCCCCGTTGTCGCACCGCGGCGTAAATACCCCGAAGTTCTCAATATTTCCTCCGACAAAGACTCTGCACTAACATTTAGAATAAAATGCGATATCAGCATCGCAAACGCGATTCGCCGCACCATTTTATCTGACATTCCTGTGGTTGTTATCGATACCAACAAATGTATCATTGAAATAAACCAATGTGGCAGTGGACAACATAATGAATACCTTAAACATCGCATGGACTGTATTCCCGTCATGGTAGCCCCCGACAAGATGGTGGATTTCGTGCGCAATTATTATCTGAGTGTGGATGTCAAGAACGAGACAGTGCAAATTAAACACGCTACCACGGAACATTTCAAGTTGTTGCGCAAGGAGAGCGAGACACCCACTGAACATGTATTTGACACCAACGATGTTTTCCCGCCCTACCAGAACAAATATTACATCGAGTTCGCACACTTGAAACCCGCGGTGGGAAATGGCGAGGTGATTTCAGGGGGTGCGCTGAAATTCACTGCGGATTTCAAGATTGCTACCGCGAAAGAGAATGCGGCATATAATGCGGTATACAAATGCACTGCGCCGTTTACAGTGGACGAGACAGCAGCGAAGGCGGAATGGACAAAACGCGAGCAGAAAATGAAGGACGAGGGTAAATCGGAGACGGAAATCGGACTGCAAAAGTCGAATTTCTGGGCGCTCGATGCGCAGCGAATTTATGTGCCAAACAGTTTGGATTTTGAGGTAAAAACACTCGGGATGTACAGTAATCGCGAGATTGTAAGACATGCATGCGCCATTTTAGCAAATAAATTCGATGCTGCCCCCGCCAAATTTCGTGCGGGACAGGAATATGTTATCAAGAAGTCTGTAGGGCAAGTATCGGATGACCCGGAGTCGCAGACATATATGATTGAGCTGGGCGATGAGGATTATACCATGGGGAAAGTAATTGAATATATTCTATTTGACTACTTCTATTTCGTGGATGAGCCACAAATCCGATTCTGTGCATTTAAGAAGATGCATCCCCACGATGGATATGGTGTTTTACAGGTAAGTCTTGCGAAATCGGAGAGTGTGGAACAAAATGATGCGAAGATGTTTGCGTTATTAGACAGTGTTTGTAAAATTGGGGTCAAACTATTTAGTCATATAGAATCTCACTTCGGTGAGGGCAAATCATCTAGGGAATAGATAGGCAGTGAGGGGGGTCGTAAGTTTCGTTTTATTCATATAGATACTATATCTGTGATTTGTTATAGTATATATGTCAGACATAGGAGGAGGAGGAAGTGAAAAAAAAATTCTAAAAGTAAATCCCAATGATTTTTTAGTGAGTTCGGCCGGTAGACGGAGTGCAACTACACGCAAAAAAGCGCCAGGAGAACCCAAAGAACCGAAGAAAATCAAGGTGAAAGACAAAGACCCGGTATCCAAGACGGTCAAAAAACAGTTGGTAAAACATTTGCGCGAACAACAGAAATTGAATTATGATAAACTTTTATCTGGCAGTACCGCGTCTGGGGACGCGGCAAGTGTAGACGATTTTGAGGGTGCAGTGCAGTCTATGGCCGCTCTATTGGAACCACCCGCTGCTCCCGCGAAAATACCGGTGATTGGGGCTAATTATACATTTAAACGTCATCATGCTTATCCAGGCGTAGAAGCTTATATGACCCCTGCACCGATAAAACAGATGACCCCTAAAATATCTCCGCCTTTGTTGCCGTCTCCCGCATTATTGCCGTCATCCACCCAGTTATTGCAACCATCGCCCGCATTATTACCATCCACACAGTTGTTGCAGCCATCTTCGCCTATGATTCCAACCCTTAGTGCCATGCCAATGATGAATCAACCACAAATACAGTGCACTGAACAAATAACAGAATTACCCATGTTAATATCTCCGCGACAACCGGAACCCATCCCAACTATATCGCAGCAAATGTGCGAATCTACGCCTAAATGGGGATGTCTAAAAGGAGGCCAATTACCGACTTATAGAACATTCCACGGCACCATGAAAAACACACAACGACCAAAACCTGTGCTTGAACTGGAACCCGTATCAGCCAGTCCCTTTTTAGGCATCGGTGGGGCACGCGAAGAAATCATCAAACATATGAGCGAAAAATTCCAAATGGGCACTGTCCTTGAAAACCGCGGTGGTGCAATCAATCACCACAACCAAATACGCAAACCAAAAATAAAGAAACAACGCAAAGTGGTAAGACGAACATATCGTTTAGGCAAATCGAAAGTGTTCCCGCGGGTATCCGTGCTTGTGTCAAATAAAACTGTGCGAAAGGAAATCAACGATAAAATACACGCGATTAAAGAAACGCCCATGCACGAAGTGCGCAACTATTTGGTGAAAAATGGGTTTATTAAAATCGGTTCTTCTGCGCCCAACGATGTTTTGCGGAGAATGTATGAGAACCTCAAAATCGTGAATGGTGATGTCAAGAATCATAATACAGAAACGTTATTGTACAACTTTCTGAAATCGGATGAAACGTAATGGGTGGCCTAAAAAATGAAAAGATTGTATCTCATTCATTCTATTTGGGTATTAATAATCAAATAAAATGAATATCGACGCTGAATGGAAATCTTTCTTGTTGAATCAAAACACTGCGGTGTCTTCTAAACCACCCCCTCCGCCGCCGCAGGCGGCGCCAGTAAAAGAACTATCTGTCCCAACCACAGTGGATTCCCCTACAGTATCTGAATTACTCATTTCCACTAAAACCAAAATTGTATATCTGAATACGCCACTCGATGTAAGCCAGGTATTCTGGAATGTTCCCGTGATAAACTACGGCGAGCCGGTCGAGGGTGTGGTCAAAAAAACACTTCGTATGGTATTTACTACCCCGAAAGAAGTGGAGGAGTACGAGACTACCCGTCTAGCGGAATTGAGAGAATCGGGCGCTTATTTCACGGAACAAATCATCAAACAGGTCAATACCACCAAGGGAAAATGTCATCGGTTCAAAGATGAGCGCAAGATTTCAGTGGGTGTATGCCGCAAAGATGTAGTAAGCAGTCGGTGCAAAGAGAAGCGGGCCTTCTTCAATTGTTTTGTGGCAAATATTCGATTCAAATATCGGGATTCGTTTCACGAGATACACGTCAAGGTTTTCCATACAGGTAAAATGGAGATTCCGGGGATTCTGAACAAAGATATGTTTGTGGCTGTTCAACGGATGGTTATCAATACCCTGAAAAATGCTCTGCCAGATTCGGTTGGAATGGCATTCCTGGAACACTGTGATGTAAACAATATTTGCAGCGATAAGAATGCGAAGAATGGGTCTAATAATATCTTAATCAATTCCAATTTCAAATGCAATTTCAATATTCATCGCGAGAAGTTGAGTAATATACTGAATCACAAATATGGTATCAATTCGGATTTTGACCCATGTTCTTATCCTGGTGTCAAATGCACCTTCTATTACAATCATGAATATGGAATGAATCGGGAATTACAATTGGGCCAAATAAGTAAAGAGCATTATGGGATTCCCCTGGATAAGTTGAACAAGAGCAACACGTATACGAGGGTATCCTTCATGGTGTTTCGCACCGGGAGTTGTTTGGGGTCAGGGAAATGCTCTGAGGAGATTCTGCGTTTCGCGTATGAATATATTGCCAAAATATTGGTGGATGAGTACCCCAACATTGTTACTACCACCCAGGAAATCCCCGACAAAAAAGTGCGTGCGAAACGGCGCAATATTACAGTGTCGCGCGAGTATTTGGCACAAATTATTGCGTAAAAAACCAAATAAAATGATGAGCGTGCGAGTATTTATATATGGAACACTTCGTATCAAGTGCGATTGGCACTTTATGCGCAGAATTGATTACTCTACCTATATGCACCATAAAAACAGTATATCAAAACAGTAAGCACCCCGTAAATATCAATTATGTAGTAGTAGAT